GTGATAGCTCGTTGTACGCTTCTTGCTCCTCAATAAAACGGTTCACCGCCTTCTGGTCAGCGTAGCGCAAACCGGACGGAACAGTGGAACCATCTGGCTCCGTTGTTCCCTCGTAGCGATCCCACCATAGAGGCAGTTGGCCCTTTTCCTTGGCCTCGTTAACCACTTTGTCGCGGGCAGACTGCGGGAATATAGGCTTTGGCGTGGGGGCTTCACCTTCGATAACCATTGGCTCCAACGAACCAGCATCTTCGTCTGGCAGCACAAGCGATGCGGCATCTTTTTCGTCCAGCTTGGCAGCCGTGCTTGGGGCGATGTCTCGCATTACGTCGCGCTTGGCGGCAGTTGCCGCAGCTGCGGCAATATCCTCCGGCGTCTGAACCTTCTGGAGCATACCCATCCCACCACCTAACCCAGCCCCGACCACAAACGACTTCCACGCACCAGCGGCAGCTGTCTCCAGCGTCACCTCTGGGTCGTAGGTGTGTCGGGCAATGAGATAGTCGCCAATAAACTGAGCAGGCGCTTCCTCTATAGCGCCTTCCGTCAAGCCGCCCTTCACGACGTGCTTAATCTTTAGCCCCGTTTTTCCGGCAAGCGTGTTAACACCATCCTTGAAGCCGCTTGACCGAACAGAGCGCGTAAGGTTTTCAATGTTTGCGCCACCAAACTTGCCAGCGATAACACCGCCAGCCTTGGTCAACACCATATCGACAGAGGCTTGGCTCAAGGCGGGCAACATTGCTGCGCTGGACGCCTCTTCCTCGCTCATCCCTTGCTGGCTATAGGCAGCTTTAGCCTCGTGGAAAGTGCTGCCAAACGAGTACACACCAACCGCCGGTATGGCGGCTGCCCCACCTGTGGCTGCGCTTGCAGCCATAATTGGCAGCACACTGGTTGCCCCTTTGCCAAAAGTAACACCCCAGCTGTCTGGGTCTGCGCCTCGATCAAACTTGCCAGTGGTCAGCCCTTTTGCGTATTCGCCAGTCTCAAGGACTGCCTCGCTCATACTGGAAGATTGGTCAGCGAAACTGCTTAACGACTCGGCAATCCAGTCCCTCACGCTCTTGGTGGTGTCTGGCGCAAACAGTCTGCCTGCTGCAATAAAAGGGTTGGCGGCTTCCCAGAAAGAAAGGCCAGTCCCGCCGATGGGGCGAAACGCCGCCTCCCCCGAGGAGTATAAAGCTGTACCTACATCGTATGTGCCGCTAACTGCGCCCTTGCCAAAGTTTTCCAAGAAACCAGCTTCGCTTCCTTGCATCTCGGAGGGGAGGGGCGGTGGCTGCGTAGATTCCTCCGTTGGTGTCCTCTCCCAAGGCTTTCCCAGACTTTCTGCCTCACTGCCGCCGCCGACAAAATCAAGCTCCCAAGGTTTTGGCATTAGTTGTTAGTTTTAATCCAGCTGGTTTCACTTTTTCTGGGGCCACCTATATAAACGTAGATTTCCCCCTTGTCGTTGACTTGCTGCCCTATATACAACGGGATTGTGCCGTTGCCAGACTGTATGTAGTCGTCCGGCTTGTAGGTTTCCGACACCTTTGCGGTTGCCTCTGCCTCCGACAAACCTCCTCCGCTGTCAGACATAAGGTGAGCCTTCATACGGCGCATCTCTGTTGAGATTTTCTCGTAGTGATCCGATGCCTGCTTGGCGGTAGCAAACTGTTGCTTCTGTTTTCTTGCGGATTTTGTTGTGTATGATTTAGCTGTTGCGCCGCTTGAATGCTGAGTCACGTTGGTTAAGACGTGTGTAGACATCGGCTGTATGGCAGCTCGGAAATTATTCTCGTCCAGCTTCCCGTTGAAGTTGATGTATTGGCTCGGGTTAATTCCTTTTGCTTGGGCTGCAAAAGGGTCAACGCCCATTTCCCTGGATATTCTTGCAGCTGTGTCGTTAGCTCTGTTCTCCCGTGCGCTCTGCAGCATCATTTGTTGCTCAGTTACGCCAGCTGCCTTGTAGTCAGCCGGTAGGCCAAAGTTATCAATCAGATCAGCCTCATCTTTTCTGGTTCTGTCGTAACGCTGATACTCGATGTTCTCTGTGCGGGAATTGATGTAGTTCTCTCGGGACGTGATGGCATCAGTGCTGTATGAACCGTGCAACCCAGCTGGCGGCATCGGCAGCTCGGGGAAATCGGCAGTGTCGTTGGCTGTTTCTGCGAGCTGATCCTTGTAGGTTTTCAATAAGTCCAGCTGCACTGTCTGCTCGTTATCGTCGTTCCGTTGCTGGGTCATATCGTAGTCCAGCTTTTTGTTGAGCAGATTAAGGCGAGACAAGTCGGCGCTCATCTGCTTCTCCCTAATGTCCAGCTCGCGGTTAGTTTGCACCGCACGTTCAGCCAGATTGGTACGACGCATCCGCTGATCCGAGACACGCAGCCCCAGCTCAGCCCCTTTATAAAACTCATCCATCATAGTTAAAAATCCTTACGAGGTTCCACCGTACCCGCCAGAGTTGGCGATTGTCCGGCGTTGTTGGGCTTGCCAGTTAGAGGCAACAAGGTTGGGAGTTGTGGCAGCCGAGCCACTGCCCCCAAACATCCTACCCATTATCCCTCCGAGGCCACCGCCTCCTCCTCCTCCACCAAACATCCCCCCAGCCATCATCCCTCCAACGCTGGACAAACCTCCAGCGAGTTTGTTCTGAAAGCTATTGGCGGCATCGTTCTTCGCTTTGCCGATTGCTGCCCCGTATGCAAACTGGTTTTCTTGTATGGCATTGCGCGTCCACTGCGTGGGGTCAACGTAAGAAGACCTTACGCTCATCGGGTTAGCGACGGCGGTGTTTCTTACGGTGGAGAGGAAGGGGTTCAGTGCGCCAAGACCGGCTTGTGTCATATTCATCTGGCTTAACCCTAGATCGCGTGCCACAAGATTGCGGCCCGCTTGGCTGCCACTCATACCACCGGCCATACCACCTTCAGCGGCTCGCCTCATCAACAAACCTTGGTCGGCCATCGGCAGATTACCGGCGATCATATTGCCAATAGCCCCGCTTGCACCACCGATCAAATTGCTGTACCCCGGCATCGCTTTCTCAAGGTTTGCCATCAGTATCTCTTGGTCAGCTGCACTGGTCTTGGCTGCCAACTCCTTCGACTTTCCGAAGCTGGCCAAGTTGCTGGAAATCGCCGCGCCTTGCTCTTGCGCTTGGTCTACTTTTTTGTATGCGGGAATCTTCGCGCCCTTTTTCATAAGGCCGCCCGCAACTCCCATTGCTAATCCTATTCCTACCATTATATTATACTTTCAATTCCCCCACCGCCGTGGGTGTTTAGGTTTGTCATTTGTAAAACTGGCACAGCCCCATCGCCCATATGGTTGGCTAGTTGATTCTGAAGAGAATCTAGGGACAAGTTACGGTACTCCGAGGCTGCGCCAAAATCTCTGTTCTCCTCCAGCTTGATGGCAATCGCCATATTCTTTATGGCGTACAGATCGCTCACCATCAGCACGTCCGTATCGTTCACTGCGTTGATGAATCGCAGCTTGGCTATGACTGTAACAGAAACCTTTGTGTCGGTTCCATCTGCGCACCCCGACGCTCCCCCAAGGCTGGGTATCAGCGAGCGACGATAGCTGGGTAAAGTTTCATCCGGCTCATAGGTGGCGATGTCCACCAGCGTAGGCGTGGAGTCTGTCAGCTCGTACAGCTGCACATTGCCTTGGGTGACATCTTTCGACACGCTGGTGATGCTGTTGAAACTCAACGGCAGTCCGTCATAGACTGTGTCAACGTAACCGTTAACGAGCGTCACCACTAATCCGTCTTGGTAGACGGCAGTTGATCCGCTGCCGCTCTTGAGGGTTCGCACCCAATTGTTATTACTGTCGTAGCCTTGGATGGTGACAGTCTTACCGGCATCCGCATCTAGGAAGGCGTATACTCGCACTTGCTTGCCCACTCCCGACATATCTTTGTGGGTGGGAGACTCACCGCGATCTAGCAGCTGGTAGCCGACGTTGTCCTTGTTATCGAGGAGGCCGTAGCCGCTTTCAACAAACTCAAACCAGCCATTGCGTACCGTGCCAACATTCTGACACACGGCAACCGACTCGATAGCTTCGATCTGTCTGGGCCAAGCAATGCAGCCGTCTGTCGCGCAGATGGTAAACTTGCCGTAGGTTCCCTTCCACTTGCCACTCTCGATCAACCGCCGCTGCGCCTCGTTGATATACTCGGTGGTGCGTGCGTCGGTGGCGCAAAGGTTGAGGTGCTTTGCAATGCGTGTCTTTGCTGTGCCGAGAGTAACTTTCATTAGGCTTTGTAATAGATGCGGCTGGTGCGCTTAATAAAGTACACGCCGTAATAAGGTGGAAGGTTGTTGATAGGGGTGGATGTCTGGGCTGGGCCAGCGACCACCATTCCGCTTGCGGTTTCTGGGCCGGAGACAAAAATACCTTCGCCCGTGTCTTGGCTTCCGTTGGCAGCGGTGCGCTGAGTCCAGCTCAAGTTATGCGAGTGAGGAGGAAGGTTGGCCTCAATCAGCGTCTCCTCGTCTGTGCCGCCGGTTTTCTCTGTTTCACTAATAACAGTCCCGTTGGCTGTCGTGCCTATGCCTATAGGCAGCAAGCCGTTCATAGCTGTATCCCTCTCCCAGAACGGGCCAGACGTATCGGTGGTAGCACCGGCCAACCCGCCGTCATATGTGTCGATGTCGGCCACTGCGCCCGTAAAGAGCCGCCGCTCTCCACCGCCGCTAGGGACGGGGTGTTTGGATACCCACGCACCGTTGTAGTGGATGTAAATTTTATCGGGAACACCGCCGATTGTTCTGATCCACGGGCGGTCTTCGTCATCCACTGAAGGCACGGCATCGCCGAAGTTGAACAGACTGTAGTCACCGTCAACGTAGGCGGTGGTGAGATTGATAAACGTATTGTAGAGGTCGGATACCGTTCCAAAGCAAGTGTCGTTGGACACGGTTCCGGCCACTAAATTTACTGTTTGATTAGATGGCATTGTTAGCTAGTGGGGATTGTGTAACTTATCGCGTCATTGCACGGGATATAAAAAACGTAACTGTATGGCGTGCCTTTTCTTACCGGCTCGTTCCATAGCGACCTTTCACATTCAGCTGTGATGTATGACCAGTTCATAAATTCTATACGCAGAGATCGCCGTACTCTGGGCATTGCCCATACGGTTCCTCGACCACGGGGTAGGCGTGTAGCCTAAATCCTTTCAGCCTTGCTTGCCCCGTCCAGCCTATCCTTGCCGCTATCTCGTAACCGTTACGCAGCGGGGCGTTGTTGGCATTGAACTGTGAAGCCGACGCCTCACAAGTGTCCTCCGGCTGCGGGAGGCGCACACGGGTTCGGTACATTGGGACGTAGTTGCTGAGAGTGAGGCAACCGTCTGACGGATTGCAGTTCTCGGCCTTAACGCACTCGGTGAACGTGTGCCAGTCCACCCAAGACGGGTATTGGTTCGGTTTGTATTTAATATCAAACTGAACCTCGCCCTCCAGCTGGTCGAGCCACAGCTCGCCGTACTCCAGCTGCTTCATCTCGAACGGGTTCTCGAACGAGTAGCTGGAGGTTTCAATGTAGCAGCTGATATTGTTGGTCTTGTTGTCCTTCTTTCCGTCCTTGGTCAACTCCCACAGTTGTATGCGGCAGTTGCCATCCAGATGGAACGTGAAGCAGCGCGACTCACCTTCTATCTCCGCTGTAAGGATTTGCAGAAAATTGAGTCCCGTCCAAAAACCCTCCCACGCTGGAGGGGCTTTTTCCCCCGTCCCTCCCACCAGATCAAAGTCGAGTGCTGTTAGTGCGCGAAAGAAAATCCCCTGCGAGCTGTTGGTGTGCGGGGTAACGGTCATCAGCAGCCGGTTGTCAAACAGTACACCGCTTGTTCTGTCTGCAATGTTGGCTTGCTTCTCGTTGGCAATATACGGCCCCACCTCTCGGCTGACTGGAATCTGCCCGTACTCCTTCCACTCTCGGCGGCTGGAGATGTAGCTGCGGATACCGTCTGGGGCGCGGTAAAACATATCACCGTTGACCAGCGTGCAGCTGCGATCACTGACCGCACCGTAGTTGATGGCCACGATTCGCACAGTGGGGTAGCTGACATTCTTCCAGCTGTCTCGGCTGGTTGGAACATTGACAGCAAACACGGCTTCCGTTGTGTGAACCAACAGCTCTCCTTGGCCCAGTGATGAGTCGGGCTGGTTGGTGAACTTCATCGCCGTGATGTCGCCCGTATCCAGCGGGACAGCAAACGCGCCACCCTCTGCGATGTAGGTGTTCTCTGTAAATTGTATTACCTCTGTCGGCCCACCCACGATGTCTCCAGCAACAAACTCGCGCCCTCTGGACACCCAGAGCCGACCGTTGCCGTAGGCCATTGCAGAACCGACCGGCACTTCGTTGCTGGTCAGCACGCTTCTGCGACTGCTGGCTCCGTTGAAAATAATCGGAAGAGAGCGGCCATCTTGGATAATTAGATACTGCTCGGCTTGTTGAAAGAAGAAGACGGGGATGTCAGAAGGGTTGGGGTCTGGCGTCAATGTTGAGCCAGTTGAGGTAGTTGGGGTGATGTCTTGTACCACCCCCGTCTTGACGTTTATTTTGTGGATATAGCCTCCAACCGCCACCACTAAAAAGCTGTTAGACCCGTAGTGATAATTATACGCGCCTTGGAACATCTTTGTTTGGAAGCGCGTCTGCATTGCTTCCGCGTCAGCTTGCTCGGTCGCCGTGAAGTCGAGCGCGATGTTCTCGAACGCGGGGCGCGTCTTGGCGTAGCCACCGCGCATTGTGGCATTGACCGCAAAGCTGGCTTGGTTGCGGGGCAGAAGGCTGGGGGATTTCCCAGCATCAACACCGCGCTCCAACGTGATGAAGCCGTCGCTAATACGCTGGCGATCAATAACCGGCATTACGAGTTATTGAACACCACAAAATGAAAGTCCACATCGGCAGCAACCAGCTGCGCTGTCACTTGCAGTTGACCGTAGCCGTTCGCCCCTCCCGTTGTCGTGATGCTAGAGACGTATGGGTGTGGATTTACACTATTATCGGCTGCCGCCTGCGTGAGCGACACACTCAGCTGGCCAGAACCTACCGAGGCATTAAACGGAAGTGTAACAACCAGAACGGTGACCACACTGGTCGATGCCGTCCCCACGTTCACTCCCCCGCTCACGGTTGCAGTTTTGGAGGACGTCGAACCGGTTGTGTTGACCACACCCATCGCCACCACGCCCACTGCCGCACCGCTGGCAACCCACGCTGGCTTGTTGTTGCCCAGATCGTAAGACAACAGATACCCGTCACCGCCAACCG